TCCTACAGACTTTGAAAGTATGCCAGCAGATCAACCACACGACGTCGAAATTAAATTGAATGATGGTAACAGTAACACTGGTAATTGGTATGAACAATGTCACAAGGGTAGACCATTAGATAGATTGATCGAATTGGAATATAAAGCATTAACGTGTAGTCGTAGACGACGTTTTTCTAAAACCTTATGTGATAGATTTATGTTGACTGATTACCGTGTTAAGATGGAAAATGCAATGGGTAATCTTATCGAACAAGGAGTTCTATTGCACGATCACATTAGTGAGAACGGTATTTGTAACATAATACACAAATTGGTGTTTACACAAGTGCAAGGAGATGATTATATTGAGATTCCAAGATTGTTTGATTTTATCCCGATGTTATTCCTTAATTGGAAACCTGAACTTATTTTATTACGGGAGTTCGATAGATACACTTTACAGAACAGTAAATATGCGTGTTATACATTAGTTGGATTAATATGTTCTATTTTTATTTATATGTTACACAGAGGTTTTAGTTTTATTTTATTTATTTGTATATTTTTGTGTTTATATGGTATTTTGTATATAATGAACAGACATGCAGATATGTTAGCGGCATATCGTGTAAACAGGCGAAAACGCTGGAGTAACGTTGTTAGATTACGTTTTCTTACACCCGAGTGTAGAATGACGTTAGCCATGATGGCAGCATTAGCTGGTGCTTTTGTATCTGTATCGGCAATTAGTAATATTTATCAACAACGTAAGGAGGATAAGGCGAATCGAGAACATAGAGACAAAGAAAATGAGGTGTTCAGTCTAATGATTGAAAATAATAAAGCACGTCAAATCAAAGAAAAAGAAAGTAGGACACCAAAGGAAATGAATACTGAAGGTACTTCTTATTCTGTTAATGATAATAGGTCACATTGGGCTCCTGTAGAGATACGTGAGCATGTTCCCGTGAACACCACAAACACTTCAACTGACCAACTAATTCAGATAGTTAGCACGAATCAAGCTATAATATATTATAAAACATCTGAAGACAAACAGAAATATGTTAACATGGTGATGTTAGGAGAATCCTTAGTTTTGTTGCCTAGTCATTTTGTACCAAACGAATCAACTGAGATGTTTATTTTGATCGGTGGTCGTGGATTTGCAGGAAGTACAATTTCTTGTTATCTACAAAAGTCTGATGGTTTTTTGCTCAAAGGTAGAGATCTTATGATATATTTTATCCCCAATTTGGGTGATAGAAAGAACATTTCTAAATATTTACCTAAAGGCGATGTAACTCAACCGACAGGTTGCAAAGTGGTATACCGTAATCCGGATAATCACAAAGTAACCCATGATGATTGGGTAAGAGCAGAAGTTCAACAGATTAGGGCTAAAGATGATATTAACAACCAAGAATATTTATCGCAGGGATACGTTTACCATTTTAAACCAGGTACTCGAAGTGGCATGTGTGGTATGGCATTGATTGCTCACGGTAAAAGTGCTTACATCCATAGTTTCCACGTTGCAGGATGTGGTAATACTGGTGGTTCTAACCAAGTGTTGGAACAAGACTATCTCGATGCAAAATCTTTCTTTCAAAATAAAGTGTCTACCTTGTTGGCAGCACACGTCGGTACTTTAAAAACTGACAAAATAAAGAAAGAAAATGTTCTACTTAAGGAGATTAGTATGAAATCACCCTTGAATTACCTAGAAGAAGATACAGGTTTTTCATTTTTTGGATCTATACCAAATGCAGTTGTGCAATTCAAACACAGTGTCAAGAAAACTATTATTTTTGACAGTGTGTGTGAGGAATTTGGTGTGGAAGCTGTAGCTAAGCAACCAGATCCATTACCCACTTATATGCATCATCATGCATGCATTTCGAACACCACGAGACCCAATCCGGGTTTCCCACAACATTTAGTTGAAAAAGCTGCACAAGATGTGGTTAATAAGATGTTACCTTTGATTAAACAAAAAGGTCAAGGTTTACGTCCTGTACCACTTCATAATGTAGTAAATGGTTTAGAAGGTATTCGAGGGTATGAGAAAATGAATAGATCTACGTCCGCTGGTTATCCTTGGAACAAAGCTAAGAATAAACTGTGTCATATAGATGCAGAAGGTGATATGCATTTGTT